AATTACTATCCCAAGCCTTTTGTGGTGATGTCTTCTGACCATATTTATCAGAAAACTTTTCAGTTACTAATCCTGCGATACTTTTATACTCTTCAGGGTCGGGTGGAATGATATAAGTATCACCCATATTAGCAATAAAGTAACGATGTAAAGTCTTTTTTGGTAAGATTGAACCTACTGTATTTACCAAATTTTGTGCAACCACAGTACGATAACTTGGATTTAGATAGTGTAGATTACCACCAAGCATTTTATCTCCTTGAAAATCCATTACATACACGAGTGGTCTACGATCATAGAATGGATATTTTTCTGGAAAGGCAGCAGAGTATGAGAAGAAACAAAGTTCTCCTATCTCAGGTAAACGAGTTTCTGCGACTTGTGATAACTCTGCATACAATTCATTCGCATACCAATCTGGAGTTAGATCAGCAGAACCTTGTGCTCTTTCTCTTATTGTTTCTCCGATAGTCATTTAATACCTAGATTATCTTCAGTCATAATTTTAAATTCAATATTACGATCAGCACAGAACTCTCGTGCTGCCTTCCATTTTGCTTGATTAACTGCATACGTTTGTACTGATTGAGCCCATGCCTTTGTTCTTTTCTTTGGATTCACGTTTGGCATTTTTGTTTCTTTCTTTGGTTTCACTTCGACAACCATAGTTCTTCTATTTCCTTTCTTATCAACATACTTAACAAAAAAGTCTGGAAAGTAACGATGAATGCGATTATCAATCGGAGAACGATAAGGAATCCAGAACTCTTCAGACTGCCACTCACTTACGGTCTCATTCAAATCACAGTAATTCATAAATTTTCTTTCCCACAAAGACCTATAAATAATATTTCGGGGATCCCCTTTATACTTTTTCGGGTATCTTGGGTAATATTTTCCTTTATATGACATACATATATTATCAGGATCAATTTAAAAACTATTTAGATGGCTATAAAATCGGAAGACTTGTATCTTAGTATACCAAATGCGAGTCCAATCTTTTCAAAACTTGCGATATCAAGTCAGTTCAAGGTGTCATTAGATCTTGTTCGTAGAAGTGCATCAGGAGATAATTTAGGATTATTTGATTATTTAAGTAATTGTGGTTTGTTTGAGGATACAAATTCTACAAGTCAAAAGTATGATTTCCTTTGTGCATCTGCATCATTGCCTGGTTCAAACTTTAATATTTCAGAGGAATTAGGTAGTCGTCAAGGAATGACAGAAAGATTTGCGACAAGAAGAATATATAACGAATTTGATTTAACTTTTTATCTTGATAATGATTATAATGTATTGCGTATGCTTGAGGAGTGGATGAACTATATCAATCCGATTTATAATGAAACTAATGGTAAGTATGTTGGAAATCAGTCAAGCCAATCAAACGCATACCAAGAAAGAAATTCATATTCAAGATTTAGATATCCAGATGACTATCGAAGAAAGATAAGAATTACCAAATTTGAAAGAGATTTCTTACAGAATCCAAATGATAAAAACAATACATTTAAAGATATGCCACTATTAACATATCATTTTATAGATACATTTCCTGTTAATATTAATGCTGTTCCAATGTCCTATGATGGAAGCACATTTTTACAAGTTACTGCTGTGTTTACTTATTTAAGACATACAATTGAAAAACACGGTAACTTACAACAATCAGTAAGAGAAGCAACATTTAATGAACAGTTAGGTCAGGTTAATCCAATTAAACCGAGAAGGTTTGTAAATGAAGTAGCAACAACTTCGAGTAATGTTAAACCAACTGCACCAGTTGGATATGTAAGTGGTAAACCATATTATGGGCCATATCATGAAATGATGGGTGTGAAGATGGTAGGTGCAGAACACACATCTGAACCTCATCCTATAATATATGATACAATAGGAGAAAGTTTACCAGGTGGATCTACAACTGGCCCAACAATAACGGAGACTAATCCACAAACAGAAACAGAAACTACGGCTGGATCTGGAACATCATCATCAACCACTACAACTGAAACAACTGGAGGTGGAACAACAACAACTGATACCACAACCACCACGACAACCACTGATTCTTCTGGATCAACAAGTTCAAGCACCAGTTCTTCAAGTTCGAGTTCAAGTTCAGGTTCGGGTTCCTCTTCGTCTGGCTCAAGTTACTATGGAAGTAGTTATTATAATTACTAAAACCCTGCTATATACAATACTGAATAAAATATTATGCCTTTACCAAAAATAGCGACCCCGACTTATGAGTTGGTTTTACCATCTACTGGAAAAACAATAAAGTACAGACCTTTTCTTGTTAAAGAAGAGAAAATATTAATTCTTGCATTAGAGAGTGAAGATCCAAAACAAATTACAAATGCAATCAAAACTACTTTGAAATCTTGTATTAGTACAAGAGGAATTAAGGTAGAAGACTTACCAACATTTGACATTGAATACATTTTCTTGAATATACGTGGTAAATCTGTTGGTGAATCTATAGATGTTTTGGTAACTTGTCCAGATGATGGTGAAACACAAGTTGAACACAAGATCTATATTGATGAAATACAAATTGAAAAGGATGAAAAACATAGTCCTGATATTAAGTTAGATCACTCTTTAACTTTGAGAATGAAATATCCTTCACTCAATGAATTTGTTAAGAATAATTTTAATATATCTGATGATAATACACTTCAGGCATCAATGGATATAATTGTATCTTGTATTGATGTGGTTTATAGTGAAGATGAATCTTGGGCAGCTGCTGATTGCACAAAAAAGGAATTAGATGAATGGTTAGGAACTTTAAATACTAGTCAGTTCAAAGAAATCGAATACTTTTTTGAAACTATGCCTAAGTTGATTCATAAAGTAAAGGTAATGAATCCGAATACAAAGGTTGAAAGTGAAGTGACGTTGGAGGGTCTGACAAGTTTTTTCGGTTAAGTATGTCTCATATCACTCTTGAGTCATACTTTAAACTTAACTTTGCTTTGATGCAGCACCATAAATATTCCTTGACCGAAGTTGAAAATATGATGCCTTGGGAAAGAGATATCTATGTTGGATTATTGAATCAGTATATTGAAGAGGAAAATTTAAAAGCACAACAAGCGAGTATGTAAATGATTACACCGAATATTGCACCTAGAAAAATAACTGGAGCTGCAGCAACAGGTTTATTTTCTGCTGCAAAAAGCAGTATTCGGAGAATGGAGAATGTAACAAAAACAATATCAAAATCTCCATCTTTAACGAAAGAAGAAAAGTTAGGAATAAATTATGTTCAGTTCTTTGGATCGAAGAAGAATTCAAAAATATTAAAGAAAAGTTTGAAGTCAATAAGAGATTCTTTAGTTGCAACATTTGCAATAGCAAAACTATTGAGATCGGAAGTATCTAAAAACGTAAAACTAATAGGAGAAAAGACAAAAGGAAAGAGGGGTTTCTTTGGACTTGGACTTGGTGGAATACTAGGTATATTTAATTTGTTAACCAACCCAATTGTCCTTACAGTATTAGGTATTGGTGCAGGCCTCGCAGGTGGTTCAATATTACTTACATTTTTATATGCTAATCGAGATAAAATAATTAATTTTTTCATGGATAAAGCAAGAGGTCTATACGATTTCTTAATGAATTTTGTGTCGAATGTTGTGGGTGATTTTCTGGGAGATAGAGTTAAATCACCTGAATTAAGAAACGTTGAGATAGAGAGTGAAGAGAATATCCGAAAAGATAAAATTGAACTTATGAAAGGTGATGATGGTCTTTCAGCAAATGAGGCTCAGTTTCAAGCAGTTGAAAATGAAATAGTAAATCTTAGAACTCAAATATCTGAATTGAAATCAAAAGATGTTAGAACTACAAAAGAGAGCAATAAATTAAAAGCATTAAATGCTAGATTAAAAGAATTGACAACAGGAGAAGTTACCACAGACGTATTAAGTCAAAGAATTTTTGGTTTTAAAAATCCTACGGATAGGTTTTTTGGTGATCAAATTAGACAATCACTAAGGAACGAACCAGTATTCCCTCTAAAAGAATATGCGAGTCAATCCAATGCAGAAAAATTAAAAACCATACAATCTATAACTTCTAAATTCCAAAGACAAGGTAACTCACTTGATACAATTAAACAAGTTTACGGTAGAGCTCTCAAAACAAACAAAACATTTACAAAGGATGGAAAAGAGAGAGATTTAACTGATGATGAGAGAATTTTTGCGATTGATATGGTCAAACTTGCAGATCAACTCCAAGCAGGTGGAAATAGTAGTTCTGCTGTAGATCCAACAACATTTACACCATCAAATGTAAATACAAAAATTCCTAGTTCATTTAAAGAAAGTAGTAGTTCTGGAACCACTAATTCTGATACTAGTGGAACAAATTTATCTGGTGTGCAGAATCCAAATATAAAACAAGGAGTTGATATTGCTTCGCAACCAGTTTCTGCAAATAGTGCTCCATCATTTAAAGACATTATTAATTTCAATCCTGATAATGATTTTATAGAATACAATGCTTCTTTACTTAATATCTTCGCATAATTATGTTTCAATCACCACTAAAGACTGTTGCAGAGAAGATAAAACCAACTGATACTAAATCATCCGTATCTTCTTTAAGGTTTGATAGATCATCAGACTTTAAAAAATTTATTAAGTTTATCAAGAACGAAACCGAACAACTTGAAAAAATAAAATTACCAACAA